ACCACTACCCCCCATGAAAAAACACCATGGTCGCAAAAAAGGACACGAACTCGGGCCTATAAGATCACAAAAGCAAAAGATTATCTGCTATTGGGAACCATAAATGCAAATAAGCTTGATGAAAATTGGGATCGGAAAACTAAAAAAATATTTTTTGACGAAAGTCATTGGAAGTTTGGAAATTTATTTTTCAAAAGTTGGGCGACTTTGTGCGAAAAGTTGGAAAACGGAAACTTTTCCTCGAAAATAACAAGCAATAAAATTAATAATGGCAGACACTCGTTGTTGTGCAATTAAGTCATCTGACGGAGAACGTTGTTCAAAGAAGAAAGGCGCAAATATTACTCGTTGTAATGCCCATCAGGCAATTATGATGCGCGAAGGACCTAACCGAACAGAGCTTAACGAAGTTACTTATGTATTTAAAGTTAGAGCCAAAGCGTTAAGTACAGAGTCCCGACTTGCCATTGAAGCACTTGGTCCACACCCGTGGCGAGATAATCGTGACGCATACGTTGCCACTCTTCAGCTTGCGACGGCGAGACAGAGACAGTTGGGAGAGCAGAGAGAAATACAATATAATATTGTTCGTGCACGACAGGCTGCGGATATTGCTAGAACGGGAATTAATCCAGATGCAGTTCAGGATGCGGCTCGACTAGCTGAAAGACAGAGACAACGTGCTGAACAAGACGCACGCATTGCAGAAAATCAGGCGCGACATGCCGCTTGGCAAGCAGCTCGTGACCGAGCCCTCGGAGTAGTGAATAATCAAGGTCAAGCGGTTGCCCACGTGGCACCGGTTAACGGACGACCGCTTGCAGCATTTGCAAATGATCGCCAGAATGTTCACACGAGTGGTGCTGTTAAACAGACTATGGACGTCATCAAGGAAATTTTGAAGATTGAAGTTCCTGTCGAATACCGATGGAATATGAAGACGGTTTCAAAGACAATGTCAGAAATTATTTCAGAATGTGAACTATCTCCTGCGTCTGCTTGGCAGATGGTAGCAAAGTATTGTTCGGATGAACGTATTTATGATCTACAATCTGGAATCTATGGAAAGGTTCTAGACTGCGTATGGCAGTACATTAAGAACTCGTCAGATAAAGAAGATCTAAAAAAGATTCTAAAAGCCGAGATGAGAGATAATATTGGTATGTGCGCGCAGGGAAATCTGAGCCGACTTACAAATATTCTAGCAGGGTATATCGAATGTGTTGTGGTTGTAGAATCAATGGCTGATAAGCTAGGAAGACTACTTCCTCCTTTGATGAATATTGATGATTTAGATGAACGTCTCATTGCTGCTGCTCGTATCTTTGTACAAGTTGAACTTCCCGAAGACCAATGGGAAGCATGGGCGAGTGGTCTCTTGATTGATCAGGAACCGGAGGATGCGCGTGAGATGTTTATTCACGACGGAGTGATTGACTTTGTAGTCTTTAATTAAATACCAAAAAATCCAAAGATTAAAGGAGTATTTTTTATTGTATCTGTTAAAACAGGTTGACCCACTACTACTCCTCTAGCAAATAAAATAGGTAACACCGCCCATATATAGGAGAACGGTAGTAAGCCAAGAAGAAATCCAAATATAAATGTATTAAACATTGCAAGAGAGATACGGCAACATGCAAATACATTTAGTAGAATTACAAACGTTGACACAAAGTATCCAAAATTTATTGCCAATATACCCATTCCTGTCAGTGCGTGCTGACGAGGCGTCTTTGTTGACGGGGCATCTAACGGAGGAGCAGAAAGAGTAAACTTTTTACCATCATCAATTGTCTCAGTATTACTGGAACCATTGAGAGTGTATGTTACTTTTAGACTCTTCTTCTTGGCCGGATTCGGATCAGGAACTCCTGCAGTAGATGGACCAACTGTTAAATCAATCGAACCATTTGACACGTATGATTGAATAGCATCCGTTACGTCGGTATAGTTACCAGTATAACCATACTCCGCTTTTGTGATCACTAAGCCATCGGCGGTTTGTTGACCGGGAGCAATTATATGCAAAGTATTACCTTCAGTTACCGTCTTGCTATTTGTGGATCCACTGTTGATAGTGTATGAAACTGTTAGCTGCTTGGGCTGTCCAGGTGCCGGATCGGTAACATTAAGAGATCCAGCAGACACGAGTAGATTTAGTTCGCCATCTTTAATGTGAGATGTCACTATAGATGTAACATCGGTTGTTGCTGAACCGCTTCCATATGAAGCACTCACAATTGTAATTCCAGTGCTCATCCCTTATTATGAAGAGAATACGACATTTGCTACGCCTCCGAGAACTCGCAAGAAGTTGTACGACTCAACATATGCTCGAACGTCGAATGTATATAGAAATGACTGTCCGTTTGATTTTGTAATTACAGTTAGAAGCTCATCTTGTGTGTATAGTCTTTTTCCAGTTTGAGGATTAGTTGCATTTGGATTGAGAATAACTGTTGGATTAGCACTGCCTGCGGTTGACTTCAAAACGCAAACAGATGTTGCTGAGGGCGGAAGAGCAGAATATTGCGGTTGAACATACGTATTACGAAGAATAGTTCGGTTAAACATAGAACCGTTAATGTGTCCAGATGGTTGCTGATCATGATGATCAGAAGCAAAAGAGTATGTATAAATACCAGGCAGTTGTGTTGTACCCTCTCCCGATTGGTGGCGATAATGTTGCAAAGTTGTAAAAAACTCAGTTTGTTTTACATTGAAACGATCCTTGCCGTCTAGAACAATATTAGATTCAAGTAGAATATCTTTTTGTGTAATATTTGTGGTCTGTAATCCACCGGATGAATAGGCAGGTGTTAGATATGTAGCTGGTAAACTTAACGGAGGATTAAACGCATCTGCCCAGTTTGTATAATTATCATAATCATTTAGTGCAACGCGATCACTACGTTGGGCTACCCAAACCACTCGAGTACATAAGTTACGCATAGTAAGTTCCAAGTCATTACTAGCACCATATTGGCCATTCGCTTGAACCATATCAACTTGACGAATAATGAAAGAATGATCTGTCTTTGCTATATGTGTCAATTCGGCGTCACTTAGCCAAATATAGTTTGCTTCAATGTAAGGGTTTAGGTTCCAGGAACTTAGATCGGGATTTGTAGGTGTAGGAGTTAGTGAATATGATGGGGGAGATAGGAAATTGTTTATAAAAAACTTAGATGAACTTGTGTCCGGTGCGATGCGTGTTCCGAACGTAGATGATCCTTCACGAACGTCTAATGTTGTAAACAGTGTATAGATATTGTGCAACTCAACTACAATCTGAACCTCAGACTGCTGAAGAGCTATTAGGGGTAATGCAGAACCAATTGATTCACAAAACCAAAAGTGAAGAGGAATTGTAAGAGTTCGTCCAGGAATAGATGGAGCGGCAAGAGTTGTTGACGTTGAAATAGAGTGAGGGTACTGATTAATGCGACCATAGATATTCGCAGGATCGTACAAGTCTGGAACATTTCCCGTCATCTGGTTTAGAATAGCCTTCTTAGTTGCATCAAACTTTAACTCTGCATATAATTTCATCCATTCACCAGTGTGTGACACAATTGTTTGACCGTTGATCAGAAAAGAAACCTTACGTATCATATTATATCCAATATTTCGGATCCACTGGAATTCATAACCTATTGCACTTGAAGATGAATTAATATTTGGATCACTAGCCGGTGTTATAGAGGAAACCGGTGAATAAATATCAGGAAGTGTAAGACTTAAATAACAATCATTTACTAATTGAGCATTACGGTCTACTTTAGTTTGAAGAGTTATCGTTCCTGCTGCAGGAAGAACTACTTTTGTGGTCTTGAAGTACAAACGAAAGTGTTCCATGGCAAAGTCAGTATGACGCTTATACATTGATCTAAAGTGTGTAAACGAAGGATTTCCAATTACAAGCTGATCCTGGGCACCCTTGCCAACTAATTGCATGAGACCACCAGTCATTCTGTTATATTTCTTACAGATTTGAATGTATAAATTTATACTGTGTGAATTAATAAATGTCCTCTGGAGCTACGGGGCCTAACTTCAACATTCGTTCTATGTTTCCCAGTGCTACATCTGGCCCCACACCTGCTCCGATAGTTATAGATATTACCGAACTCCTTGCAAGTTATGGCGGGGTACAGACAAAAGAAGGCGAAGATCGGTCTGCACTGAAAGTTCTTTTAAATGAAACTCGGGATACACTTCGTCCGGCTATGTTTACATGGGCAGCTGCGGGATTCCCCGCAATTTACGTACTTCAAGAATTTACTCTTACACCACCTGCTGTTTGCTCAGATGGTGTAACACGTAGTATTACTCAGTATGTGCCTTATTTACTTGGTCAGGATATGGGTAAGACCATTGCCGATATTCAATCGTTATGTATGGGTGTAATAATATCATATTCATTTAATGGAAACACGCTCAGAATTCACGTGTCGAAGTCTTAATTATTAAGCAGGAGGACCATATGAAGCCACTGCTGATATAGTGGGTATCCCGGCCGTTCCTGTAGAACTAACTGGGATAACCCATGCGTAATAGTCTATATTTTCTGCAAATGAGTAGGAAACAATTCCCGAAAGAACATCGCCCCTGTAATCCCTTGCTACTTCACCTGTTCCGGGACCTGTACCGACAATCATGATATAATTAGTTGCGTTTGTTGAGACTGTCCATGTAACGGTTCCATTATATCCATTCAAGTCTTCCAGAATAACAGTAGCTATTGTGCTTGGTGTAAGTGGTTTTACCGCTAACTGTGAAGTCCTAAATTTATAGTACGGATGTATGAAGGGAAGCTGCGATTGTAATCCCCATTTCCAAGCAAGATAGCCTTCAATTTGTTGACGTTGAGTTGTTGATAGAGATTCATTAAAAATAATAACTTCTCCTACGTTTCCAGGCCAATATGTATATGATCCTCCTCCATCTGTATTACCTACATCGCGTCCAATACTATATGATGTTGTTCCAAAAGAACCAGTTGACTCAACTGAACTAGCGGACCCTCCATTTAAATAATTAATTGAGTTTGTTCCATCATATTGAAGACACATTAAAAAAGTAGTATTTGTTGTAACTGTATTATAATTAGTATCATTATTTCTATAACCGCCAATCTCTGTAGAACTAGCATTATGAAGAATAGAAGTGTATAAAGCACTATCATAGTCGTTTGCTTCTGTTGAGCCAACGGATAATAGACGATAATAAGATGCATAAGTTCCTTGTGAAAAATCCACACTAGCAATAACAAACATTGTTAAAAATTGAGTTGCATTTACATACGGGCCAACTAAATAGGTGCCAACACCATTTAAGTTTATAAAATTGGAACTATAGGTAGGAGAACCTCCAATTGTAGTCGTATTTCGTCCATTTCCGGATTTATCATTCCACTGAGTAACAACTGGATATGAAAGTGTAAGCGTGCTAGAATCAGCTGCATCCAACCATAATTCACACCCTGGAATAGAATTAGGTAAAAATGATAAGGGAGATGACGGTGGAAAGTTATAAAAAGGATGACTAGCTGATGAAAGAGTAACTCCCCATTTTTTAGAAAGATATCCTTCAATTTTCTGACGTTGTGTGGTTGTCATATATGTGTCATAGTAAAGGATTTCCTTAATGCTTCCGTTAAAGTTAAGACCATTTTGTGCCCCAACTTTTAGAACGGTATTCGAAAACGCACCCGTTTCAGGTGCCGTCCAAGCAGAACTGTTTGATCCATTAAAACTGTAAGAAAGAGTTGGAAAAGTATCTGTGTTCACTGAATATAAATATGTTTCGTTCGCACTATAATTTATAGGACCGTAATAATAGCCCTCAGATGAATAGCCTTCAGATGAACTGTGATTCAGATACATATATGTGGTATCAAGATATCCTCCTGTAAATTCGCTTAGATACTGAACAGAGACAATTGTCCCTCTTGTTAATGCATCAGATGAAGACCATAC